CATTTTAAATTACAATAAACTAAATCAGCATAATTTCGCTTTTTTTCGTATTCAATTTGTATTTAAAATGTACACTTGATAAAATGTTCTAATTCTTTCAAAGGAATAGATTTAGTTAAATCATTAATAAAGACATCTTCACATTCATTAAAGAAAAGATAAGTAGTCTCATTTATTTCAAGGCTGTGTGGCTCTATATAGGCAATATTAGTATTTGTCAAACTAATAATATTACCTTGTTCTAGCTTAGCTTTAATATTATTAAACTTAAGCAAGTTATTAATTTTCTTTTCTAATACCTCATCAATTTCTAATTTTTCTTTTACTATTTGCATTACTAATTACTCCTTTCAAAACAAACAAAAAAGATTAACCGAAATTAACCTTTTATTTTGAAAGTCGAATTAGTTCGACTAATTTCCCTATGGTGTCCACGGGCAGAAAGTTTTTTAATCTTTACACGATTTTAACGATATGCTATGAACCTTTATTTAGCAATACTTTTAATTAGATATCATTAATCAGAAAATATAGAAGTTTAAGTTTTTACGAGGTAAAAACGAGGTAAAAACTTACTCTAATTACTATCAAACTGGTACATCCTCTTCTTCAACTTCTACATCATACTCTTTTGTTTCATAATCAACAATTCTTGCAAATAAAAAGAGTAAGTTGTTTACTCTTTTGGTTGTGAATATAATTGTAGACAAAATTTTAAAAATAATAATTATGTTTCGATTACTTCTTTTAAATTTACTTTTTGTTCAACTTTTCTCTTGATTCTTTGATAATACATCTTATTAGTGATTCGAGCTCCTATTTGTTTATTTTCTGTTGGAATTACCATGTGATATAAATCTATCAAGTAAATTATCGCTTTTTCACTTTTACTATCATATTTGACAAAAAATTGGATTCCACGTTTTTCTTTATTCTTGTATTTTATAATTTGTTGAAGTTCGTCATCTCTAAAAAGAATTCCGTTAGTACTAAAAATAAAATTTCTTAGTCTACTGTTTTTATCTGGATTAAATATTTTATATTCTTTTGGTATAAATTCTTTTTCTAAAAAATCATAGTTCCCTTTTTTTATCCTATCATAACATTTTTTTATATACAAATATGTTTCGCATTCTTTCGAACTTATAAAGTTAGTAAAATATTCATCAGTCACATCAATAGAACTAAGTGCTTCTTCGATAGATAGTTCTACTTTAGCCTTTGAAAATAGATTTTTCTTATTAAATACATTCCCTTTTTGCATACTCCTGAATTATATCTTCTTTCTCTATTATAGTATTATGACGAATTTCTGTCGAATCATAATTATCTCGCCAACTTTTATCTTCGTGAGAGATACTAACTAACTTAAAATCTGCTATTTCAAATAAATCTTTTAATATGCTATCAATAGTTTCTTTTAAAAAGGTATTTCCATTAAAAATATCCGCTTTTTCACTATAAAATTCTTCTAGTTTCTTCTCTTTTCTGTAAACATCAGGTATAACAGGTCCATAAACCCAAGCTTCTATATTATTATCAAATAAAATTTCATTTTGTTCAGATAAATCACTTTCAACATACTCAGGGTCGTTTTTACTTTTTCTAACCATTCCACCCCAAAAAGCAAACAAAAAATAAAGTGCTTTTTGTAATTTTATAGGACTTATTTCAGTTTTATACTCTTCTTTATATTTTTGTTTTATATATCCCCCTAATGTTCTTGCGTCTAAAATTCCTTTTTTCTCCCTATTTTTCATAACTCCAACCTTCACTTTACTATATATTCTAAAAACATGATAGCACGTTTTTTTGAAATATGCTATAACTTTTTTAAACATTTGTCAATACACCTCCCATCTTTTTCCTTATTTTATTATTGATACTTAATATTATTTTTCCCTATTTTTATTATTCGTATTTCACTTTTATACAACAAAAAAAGACACTATACTCAACTAAGAATATAGTGCCTTTTTCTTTCTTTTAAATTTTTTGTATTCCTTTTGGAATTTTTTATCTTTTTCTAATTTATCACACATATTGTTTATTTTTTCTATCTCTTTCTTATAATCAATCAATATATTATCATCAAACTCTATATCTTCTATTTTCTTCATATAAACTCTTCCTTCATTTTTTTATTTTTACTTTAAAATGAAAATTATCTTTCGTGTCTATTTGAAAACTATTATCATTATGATTATATTTAATATGATTTATTTGAGGGTTTTCTTTAATGTCTGATATCTTCATATACTCTTCTCTACTTACTAAGTAGTTTCTTAGTTTTAGTAAGTTTTCGATTTCATGGGAGTACATTAGCTATTACTTACTTCGTATAACGGACCACAATCAACTCTAAATCTTACCCCATCTGCTTCCAAAATTGCTACTCCGTTTTTAGTATACTTTGTAGGTAATTCTACACCTATAACAGTAAATATTTTGTCACACTTCCAGTATCCTCCAACTCTCGTTACGCCATTGTAATTAACATTACTTCCACCAGCATTACAAGTTGCTATTGGTCCACATGGAATATAATCATTTGGACCTATTGGAGAACCATAGCAAGTAGCAAAGCTTCCTACTGCCCCATTAGGATATTTTGAATTAGGCTTAATGATAGAATTTATTTTGAATACTCCGTTAAATCTTACCTTAGAGCCCGTTCTTAAAATTTGGTCTGCTCCACTAGATACTATACTTCCGCCACCTAATTTAGCTTGTACTTTATTTACAAAAGTGTTCCAGTTATACGGATTACCTCTTCTTATTTCATAAGGGCAATCTTTTCCGCTCCAATTATTGTGTTGAAATAAATGTCCTGAAACATTAGTTATCCCTCTACTTCTTAAAATCATAGCACATAATTCTACTGCGTTTTCTGTCGCTTGTAAGATATTTCCATCATTATTATCACATATTTCTATGTTAATAGTCTTTCTATTGCCATTTCCATTCCCGTCTCCACTACACCAAGCTGTCTCATTTTCTGGAATACATCTTACCGCTCTATCTTTATCTACTACATAATGCCAAGATACTTGTTTATTTTTTCCACTTCCTCTTAAGTAGTTTGCATGAGCTATTGCATTAGCTCCATTTGAATGATTAGAGGTATTGTGTACTGTTACACCTACAAAGCCAAGTAAAGGTATTCCAGGTCTACAAGGGCTACCTTGTGGAGCTAACATTTCAATTATTTCCATTGCTATCCTCTCCTTTTCCATCTTCTGCTATTCCATTTTCTATATTTTCTAATGTTATTTCTTCTGCTTCTTCTATTTCTTTTGGTTCGATGTTTGTTGCCATATTTTTCACTCTCCTTTTATAATACCTTTAAACGCTTGATGTAGTCCTGTTGAAACAAGACCACTGAATAATCCTGTTAGAATCACTTCTAACGAGATTTTATTAATATTAGTACAAATACTTAATATCAATCCTAAACAAGCCATAATAAGTGGAATATATCTGTTTATTTTGTCATTTGTATAAATATTTTTAATAATGTAACCAACGCATAAACAAATACCAACTATGACAGGATTGATACTTGTTGATAAAAAACTTAAATCCATGTTTACTCACTCCTTTCTTTTTTAATCAATCAATTCAAAGTCATCAACACGTCTTACTATATCTTTAACAAAAGAATTTCCCTTTAGCTTAAAATAAAGTTCGGCTGAATGTTGAATACTTTCTAATTGATAATGTGTTATTTTTTTTGTATCTTTACATCTATCATAAATTTCTAAAATATCATTTCTCAAACTACACTTTGTTGATTCGTTCACTGATTTTATATACTTTAAAAATGCTATTAGATAACTAAAAAAGAATATTAGTTGAACCCAACATTCTTTAATAAAGTCTATTATGCTCATATCTTTATTCCTTTCTACTTTCTCACTCCATAAAGAATCGCTATTCCATATTGTGCTGTTTTGATTTTTATGTGAGTGTCATCAATGTAGTAACAATCAATCATATAATTATTTGGTTCTCCTGCGAAAGTTACTTTTAAACTTAAATCTGAATTGTTACAATTTTTAAGCTGTTCATACGTAAAGTTGATACTTCCTAAAACTCGCGATTGATTCGAACCGCATGACTGCAATATAAAAAAACTATATTTTTTTAAATCATCTACTTCTTTTGTAATAGATGAAGTTCCACTATAGTAGGCTAGCTTTTCTATATTGCCTTTTTTCTCATATTTTGGAATTGTAACATCAAAAATCTCTTTTGTTTCTTCATTTGCAAAATATCTACTCATTAAATTTAGTTATTTAATTAATACTCACTATGATTAAAATTTTATAGCTGTAACTTTTTTTACGTATAAATCTTTTGATGCCCAAATATTCGATTCGACAACTCTTGTTTTTATTCCGTTTACATCGCACAAAATTCTTAAATAAGCATAATATTGTGATGTTGCTCCAAAATATTGAACAACTCCGTCTATGCTTATTTTTGGCAATAAGACGACATTAACATTTTCAAGTTGATGCCCATTGTTACTTATTTGGACAACAACAACATCATAGTCAAGTGGACTTTTTTCAGTTTCAGTTAGAAAAAAATCGGTTAAGTTAGTCATTGTCGCACCTTTACCAGAAAAAATCACATCTACAATCGCCCGAGTTCTAAAAATTTCTTTTGTTTCTTCATTAACTAAATGCTTACTCATAGCAAGCACCACCAATTTTAAAGGTGGGATTAATTAAATAACTCCCACCTCCTTTTGTTTTTCTTTGATATTGAAAAAAGACGCGTAAGCGTCCCATACATACATACATACATACATACATACATACATACATACATACATACATAAGATTATCATGCTGACGCATGATGTCAACTATATTTTTCATATTTTCCTCCTTTTTTTATTCAACTACTGTCCATTGGTCCAATTCGTCATCTGGGATTTCTTTGATAGAAATCATATTTCTTTTAAGTTCATTTATTGCAGTTGTTATGCCATTCACATCTGTTGCTCCAAAATCATCTCCTATTTCAGAATATTCTGTCACATCTTCAAAAGATATAGTACCATCAGAATTAGTAATTATCCTATATTTTTTCTTACCTATGTACACAGAATCTTTATAATCAGTCTTTAATTCCATTGGGTATTCCACCTCCTAATTTTGTCGACAATTTAAAAGATAATTTTGTAAGTGTTTTATTATCTTTATCTACTTTAACTTGAATTAAAAAATTTTCTTTTTGATAAACTCTTTTCGGATTTATTTTAATTTGGCTAATCTGAATCATTTAGCTTTATCTCCCTTCAAAGTTTTATAAGATTTTTTTGATAGTTTTATTGTTGAAAGTGATGTCACCAAATAAACTTCTACCCCCTTGAATGATGAACCGTTTTTAGATATCCAAGCAAAAGTTCCTGCGAGAGTTTTGAAAGATAATGCACTGCTATATCCCCATACTTGATTGTTTTGCCTTTTTGCTCTTATTTGCAACGTATAAACTGTTTCCTCGGACAAATCATTTAAAACTGTAGGGGATGAGTTTAACGAAAACCAATTACCATTATTCAATTTTGCTTGAATAATGTCACAAACAAGATTTACAGAATATCTAAAAGATATAGAGTTTTCCTTTATTTCACTAATTGCTAGAGAAACAGCAGGAGCTGTTCTATCGATTTTTGGTAGATTTATCGTTCCACCACAACTACCATTCATTAAAAACGAGCTGTTAATTGAACCACTTACGTATATCGAAGCATTTCCGTTTGCGTCATGATTAACAGTTATATCGCGTGTACAAACGATGGATTCTCCTTTGCCATATCGAGAGGATAAATTAAATGAAAAACCATGTAAACTACCATTACCCCAAGTCCAGTCAATATAGTTAGCACCTACATAAACACTAGCTTGTAATCTAATGTTAGAGTAATTCCCAGTTATACTTTGCCCCAATAATTGCCATCGAAGAATATAAGCATAATAAAAAGAGCCGTAATTAAATCCTATTCTGCCAAATTCATTCATCAATTACTCACTCCTTAGGTTTTAGCCAAATTATAGTCTTACCTTCTATAGGAGCTGGTTCTGTTTCTTGGATAACTATAATTGGACTATCATCAAATTTTTCTGCAGATTCTTTTACTGGATTGAATTCATTTCTGGTTATATAGATTGAATTTTGTTCTATTTGATCTATTTGTTCTTTTATATACGAAAAGATAGAGTCATAATCTAAAAATGTTCTAGAATCAACAAAGTTTGTTATTCCTTTTGAGCTTGCAACGAAACGGGCAAATTCATATTGGTATACTCCACTATTTTCCGATAATTTTTGTGTTGTTAATACTGGATATGCATTCTGCCCGGATAAAACTTTAAATTGCCCTTGCGTGAAATCTGTATCACTATTTTGTTTTTGCAAATCTATTTCATATACTAGAACACAATAAGAATCATTTAAAACAACAGAAATATTTTCCGTTCCTTTAATCTCTGTCAGTCCTCCTTGAATAATAAAAAATCCATCACTAATCGCGATGGTATCATTTGTATGCGTCAAGCTACAGGCATTTCCTTCTTGCTTAAATATGCCGTTACAACCATTTAAAAAAGTATTGTTAATTAAACGATCAGCTACTGAATAATAAAGCTGTTTATCATACGAATGTCCTTTAATCATAACAGTTTTCTCCTTTCTTGCAGAACTTTATCGATATAGTCTATTCTTAAATTGCCACATGTTATTGTTAAAAAGTCTTCTTCATCATCTTTTATTTTAGATATATATGTTTTAAGAGTGTCGTTATTTTGCGTTTTTACTAATATTGGTGCTCCAAGTTTCATATTACCTATATCATGAAACTTGGATTTTTTATTTATATTAAATGTTATATTGTGATTGTAAGAATTACTTTTGAAAATATCTAATGCTCTTTGCACCGATTCTTCTTCCTTTTCTACCATTATTTTCTCAATTTTTCCACAAACTCTATCAGGGTGATTAACATCTGTTGTTGTGGTTCTGTCATTTAATAAATATCTATAATAAATATTATTATTTTCTTTATTTCTTATCTCCACTTTTGCAATATAAGATAAAGAAAACACCTCGGAGTAATCGGTAATATCAGACGTTGTTGTATCTATGAGTATTTCCTTTTTATCCTTAGTAAAAACTTGGATATTTAACATTTGCTTTGATAGCTGAAAATTAACTTGTATATCATACTTTTCAATCACATTATTTATAAACGTTAATAAATTGTACGTATCATTTGTTATATTAGCAATACTGCTTATTTGAATATTTTTAGGGTTATGTGTTAGTGCTTCTATTGATAAGTAACTTCTATTTATTAATTGATCAGAATTATGAATAAATTCCCTATCTATTGCCTGAACAATAAAATCTTCTATCCCAATTGTTTTTAAAACAGTTTCATTTTCAACAAACATCTTTACATCAAATAAACTAAGTATATCTTTACATGTAAGCGTATAAACATTATCCCTAGAAAAATCTTGTGAATCTACAACACCTAAAAAATTTATTTTATCCTCTTTCTTAAGAAAAATAAAATCATCTTCTTCTACATTTAATTTTTTTGGTAAAGTGAACATGGATTTTCCATTTGTTTCTAAATCAATATTAATTTCTTCTATGCTTAATTGCGTAATATCGATTATTTCTAATGTTTTTTTGTCAAGAAAATAAGCAACAACTTCTTTAATGTGTGATGCTTTTTCTTCTTTTTTTAATACTATTAAATCCACATTTGCTGTTGCTATTTCGTTTTGTGCTGTAAATTCAACCTCTACTACATGTAAACCAGTTGTTTTTGGTGCCACTAAGTCGCCTTCATAATAGCCAGTCTGTTCATTGTAAGCTAGCTCATATTCATGATTATCTAAGATTATTTTTACTTTATCGTCCATAATATGCCTCCAAATTAAATCGATCTGTAATATGGATAAATATTTAATTTTGCAGAAACAATCTCGTCATCAGATTGAATGATTATTTTAGATATGCCTTGTGGTAATTTAAAAATGTTATTATTTGTAATATCGATATATTCTTGTTTAAAAAGGTTTTGAAATGTACCATCGACATTTTGCTTTGAGATTTGTAGCTCTCCGTCAACCGAACTATAAATAAATTTTTCATACTGAGCAATTTCGATGTTTATTTTTAGATCAAATAATTTATCTTCATTTTCATTAGTTATAATTATTTCAGGATTATGAACCATACCATCAATTTCTAAATAAATTGGAGCTTCTGTGTGCCCGGTATTATTAAAATCCAGTTTTCTTGAATTATAATTTATAAACTGATTTCCCCAAAAAAAATTCCATCTAACTTCATTTTGCCCAGCACTCATATCATAAATATATTCTTTTTGTTCATACCAAAGAGAAATCATACTAAAAGAAATTGGGCAGCTTAATATTCCATTCAAGCCCTTTTCTGTTTTTCCTAAAGATTCTAATTCTATATCTTTAAAGTACTCTCCATAAGAATTTTCTTCAAAAGGAATTTTGTAGTATAATTTTAACTTTTTCGAATTCTCGATAAAATTAACTAGTTTTGTATAATTACTATATTTTTGAAAATTACATATTCCACTTATAGATATTTGATTTTGCTTTTTTAAATTGTTAATAAATGTTTCTCCAATTTTTACAAAAGATGACGAATAAGAGTATCCTAAGCCATCAGGTTCGGTCAAAAGTGTATAATTTTCAATATCCATGAGTGAATAAACTTGACCTTTTTCATTTATTAGTTTGAATTCTCTTACCATAAAAACCTCCTAATACTGACTTCCAAATTTGCGATTTATATAATTAAAAGCAATATCTAAATTCTGTTTATCCATCTTTTGAACATTAAATTGAATATTGGGAGTTGTAAAAATTGTTTTTGTTGCGTCAGTAATTCTTCTATTGATATCTGCATCTATTCCATTCATATGGCTTATACTTTCGGATATATTTGCTGCTTCTAAAACCTTTTTACTCATATTTTCTGCAGATTTCACAGCTGATTTTTGTTCATCTGTAATTCCAATGGCCATTCCTTTTGTATAAAATTGACCATATTTTCTTGTTATACGTGAAGGACTTCTCTCTCCTAAAGCATTTTTTAGGGCTAGTAAAGCCACTTGACCAGTAGCAATTGAACTACTTTCGAGCTCTCTTTTTGCTACTTGGTTGCTAATACCTCTCGACAATCCTTTTGTGATATTTATTCCTAAAATTTCACTTTCTCCTTCACGCTCTAATTGCTTTATCACATCATCAGCCATTTTTTTTGTTTTTTCAGTAACTTTACCACCATTATCATTAACAGATTTCGCAATTTCTTCTATTTTAACTCTTGTATCTTCTGGAAGAAGGGCTATTTTGCTATCAAATTCATTTTTTGATGATATTGCTAAATTAGCCCAAGCACTAGCCACTCCTGATGATTGATCATAAGCAACACCTGTTATTTTTTCTACTGCCACTCTTGTGTCTTCTGGAAGTTGTGCAAGTGCTGCTTGATATTGAGTTGTAGATGATAGTTGAAGAGACTTCCACGCTTCTATAACATCTGGTGAGTTTTCAGAAACGGCAGATGTTTGTTCTTTTAAACTTGATATAGTATCATTTAATAGTTGTTGCTTGCTTCTTCTGGTATTTTCTAAAATTGTTTTTTCAGTATCATCTGCTTTTTTAATTCTTTTATTATATTCCTCTTCTGCTACCGCTGTTTCTGTTGCTTGAATTTTAATCATATCATTAATAGTTGCCTGTTTTATTTTTCCGTTTTCAACTACTATTCTAGTATTAGAATCGATTATCTTATTTAGCTCTTCTATACTATCACTTTGTGCCCTAATAGAATTTTCACCATATTCGTTAATGAGAGTAAATAAATCATCATAATTGTTTTGGGCTTCTTTCAAAGTAGAATTAGTATTTTCGAAGGCAACATTTGCTAATGCTAATTCATTAATAATATTACGATAATCTCCACTTAATTTAAAAGTCTCTTCTGATGAATACTTGCTTCTTAATTGCTGATACTTTTCTTGTAAAGCATTTACCTTTTCTTGATTTTTTGCATGGGCTGCTTTCGCTTCTGCTAAACTTTTAGAAGCTTCTGCCTCTTTTTCTATAGCATCTTCATAATTTTTTCTTTGTTTCTCAAGAATAATTTCAACTCTTTTTTTTGCGATAAGCAAATCAATGTTAGACGTCAATTCGCCATATTTTGAAATAACACCATTTACTTGTTGATATTCTGTTCCTAGAGCACTATGGATCTATGTCAAGTTTTTAGACACATTTTTTCGCGTTTTTAATACTTGTATTTAAATTTATTCCAATTCCTCCATCAATTTAGGAACCCAGTAATTTATCTAGTATAATATGCCAATCAAATTGATAATTTGATTGCCTTAAGCATTAAGATAAATTACTGCCTAAATTGTTGGATTTTCTCGGCATAAAATTAAATACTAGACTACTGCTAAACTGGCCTTGTAAATATTATACTTTTCATTTGGTGTAATATATCCTATAGTACTATGAATGCGTTTGTTATTATACCAACTTTCTATAAATTCAAATATGGCTAGTTTAGCTTCATTAAATGTTTCATAATTATTAACATTTACTTCTTCTTTTTTTAATATGGCATTGAAGCTTTCCATGCTTGCATTATCATAAGGATATCCTTTTTTACTATAAGAATGTTTTATTCCCATATCTTCGAGTAATTTCTCAAAATCATTTGATGTATATTGACTTCCTCTATCTGAATGAAATATTCCATCTTTATTTAATTTTCTATTTATCATAGCTTTATTAAATGCTTCAATAACTAAGTCGTCTGTCATATTAAGTCCATAACTCCATCCAACTACTTTTAAATCGAATAAATCTATTACTATCGCTAGATAAGTCCAACCTGTTTCTTTGGTATAAATATAGGTGATATCTCCAACCCATTTTTGGCTGGGTTTATCTGCAAAGAAATCTTGTTCTAAAATGTTTGGATACTCTTTACTATTATCATTTTTTGAACTTCCTAAATGATTATATTTTTTTACGACAATACTTCTTAACTTTAGAAATTTCATTCTTCTTGCTACTCTATTTTGACTAACATTTAATCCTTGTTTATTAAGTTTTTTTGTTATTTTGGGAGAACCATATCTTCCTTTTGATTCATCATATATTCTCTTGATTTCAACATCTAATTCTCTATTGGCTTCCTTATAGGAATTAGTTGTATGTTTAACATGATAGTAATAAACTGAGTGATGTATTCCTAGACATTTGCATAATACTCTAATATCATAGATATCTTTGTTGTTTTTTATAAATTCTATTTTATCATCTACTTCTTTGAGAATATGGCCATTGCTTTTTTTAAGATTTCTACCTCCTGTTCTTTTTCATATAATTTCTTTTTTAATTTAATTATTTCATCATTATTAGTAACTTCTCCTGTGGATGTTGTAATAGTGCCATATTTTTTTATCCATGGTCTAATTGTGGACTCGTTAATGCCATATTCTCTTGATAATTCCGATATTTTTTTACCATTCTCATATAATGATACTAAAGTTTTCTTAAACTCTTCATCGTATGATTTGTATTTTCTTTCCATAAACACTTCCTCCGTTCTAGTGATACATATTGTACCACTTTTCGCGAATTTTTGTGTCTATATTTCTATACTAACACCAATTAGATTGTTAGATAAAAAAAATATAAAGTCAGTTAACTATGCATGGGATTCTATTAAAAATACTTTGGAAATTAAAATTTATTCTAAATTATTTAGAATAGTTTTAACTGATAATGGAAGTGAATTTTTTGATCCTCTTCATATAGAAATAGACTATACTTCTGGTAAAAAAGTTTGTAATGTATTTTATTGTAAGCCATACTCTTCTTGGCAAAAAGGCTGCATAGAAAAAAATCACGAATTTATCAGAAAAGTATTTCCTAAAGGAACTTCATTTGATAATTTCGATGATTCTATCATCCAAAAGCTTCAAGATAATATTAATAATATTCCTAGGGATTCTCTTGATGGACAAACTCCTCATAATTTATTCGATAAAAAATTTCCCAACATATTGAATAAATTAAATTGTTCTTATATTAGACCAGATGATGTGACTCTTAATAGAAAGGACTTTAAGTAATATGAATCAAGACTTTTATAATGAAATCAGATACAATCTTAATATTTTTAATTATATCCTTCGTAAAAAGAACCTTAAATCATCTGATATAGAACAACTGATATTAATATTAAATGAAGTATTAAATTTACTAGACTTTTATTTATATGATTTTTTAGATTATTAATAATGAAGAATTAGGAAAACCTTTTTCTTCAATGGCAAATAAACCACTGTATAAACAAAAATCTGTGCGGGAACTTAGTCGTAAAAAGACTATATTACGTACACTTTTTCGTGTGCCCTAAAATTCCTAACGCGTTTTATATAATAACATATTTACAAGTTTTGTACAAATTTCTACACAATAAAATGACTATACTCCATTATTTTATGGGAATCTAGTCATTAATTAAATAATTTCTATCAAAACGGGAACTTTGAATTTAATTCAATCGTTTTCGATGGTTTTGGTTTCTTATTAATTAAGTAGTTTTATATTAAAAGGTAATTATTGCTACAATTCCATTTCAAAATCATCTTTTTCTTTGTCATTGTAGATCCTGTTACTTGTTTTTAAATAACTAGGAACACCTGCATAATCAAATAATTCATCTTCTTTCGTTGTTCCTTTTGAAATATCTTTAACATCTAGCATATTAAAATCTTTATTATCATAATAATCCTTTATTTCGCTTGTAGTAAGATTTTTTGTCTTATCATTACCAATTTGTAGTAATTCTCTAAAAAAGGGTTTAATTGCTTTTAAAATGGCTTTAATATAGGATTTTAGATTATTGTT